ATGATCCCGGCCTGACAGACTCCCCGGGACCGGGCGGTTGCCAGTCCCCCGGTCCCGGGCGAGACCCCCACAAACTGGCGCAACTGGCACAACTGGCAAGGAGGAGCCCATGACGGCAACCAAGAAGATCAGCCCGGCGGAGAAAGCCCGCCGGGAGGCGCAGAGCGCCGAGGACCGCGGCGAGATCCGTCCCGTGAAAGTCGACCTGTGGGGCGAGGTGATCGACCTGGACCCGACTCTCTACCAGGAGCTGGACCTGTTGGCCGACGCCATGATCTCCGACGACGACACGGAGACCGAGGAGGAGCGGATCAAGGCCTCGCTGCGGATCGTCCGCCGCCTGTGCGGTAACCGCTGGGCGCACGTCATGGCCGCCCTCAAGCGCGCTAACGACGGGCACGCCCCGTTGGCCGCCATGCGCGAGATCATGGAGAAGTGCGCGGAGGCCGCCCAGTCCCCGGAATCATCGGGCTCCCGGGAGTCCTGAATCGTTACTGGGATGAGGCTGAGGCGGACCTACAGCGGGTCTACGGGATCGACCTGTCAGACTTGTGGCGAGGTCGCCTCAGTTTCCGTCGGATCGCCGTGCTGCTACGGGGACTGCCCGCCGGCAGTTGCCTGGGGCGCGCGGCGGGTGGCTCCGCCGCCTGGTCCGACGAGACCGCCGCGATCCTGTACGGGTTGTGGCGGGTCGAGTCCCGTATCGTCTCCACGATCCCGGGGGCAAAACGAAGAGACTTCCCGAGTCCGCCCGAGCCGCCGGAGCCCGGCTGGCAGGACCGGATCCGGGAGAAGGCCGAGAGGGAGAAGGCGAAGGCCCGCAACTGGCTGGCTCGTCACCCCGAGCTCGGTCTGTCCGTATAACTGACGAAGGAGCCGCCCATGGCTGGTTACGATCTCGGAACTGCGTGGATCCAGGTCGCGATCTCCACGAACAAACTGCAGTCGCAGATTCGCGAGGCCATGGGCGGCGTGGACACGCGGCCCGCCGAGAACCGGATCGTCGGTGGCCTGGGCGGGGCGTTCAAGCAGGTCGGGAAGATCGCGGCCACCACGCTGACCACGGCGGCTACGATCGGCACGGGTCTGCTGTTCGGCGACATAGCGAAGCAGGCGATCGACGCCAGCGACGCGACGAACAAGTTCGCGAACACGCTCAAGTTCGCGGGCAAGTCGTCCGAGGAAGTCAAGCAGCTGACCGCGTCCGTGAAGGACTACGCGGACCGGACGGTCTACGGACTCGGCGACATACAGAACATAACGGCGCAGCTCGCGTCCAACAACGTCGCGAACTACGACAAACTGGCTGAGGCCGCGGGCAACCTGAACGCCGTCGCCGGTGGAAACGCCGAGACTTTCAAGTCCGTCGGCATGGTTCTGACTCAGACCGCCGGTCAGGGCAAACTCACGACGGAGAACTGGAACCAGTTGTCCGACGCGATCGCCGGTGCTTCCGGTCCGCTGCAGGAGCAGATGCTCAAGAACGGCGCGTACACGGGGAACTTCCGCGACGCCATGCAGAAGGGTGAGATCACCGCCGAGGAGTTCAACCAGGCGATCATGCAGCTGGGCATGACGGACGTCGCCAAAGAGGCGGCCACGTCGACCCAGACGATTGAGGGCGCGTGGGGAAACCTCGAGGCGGCTCTGGTCTCGGGCGGCATGAGCGTCCTGGACCGGGTCAAACCCGCGCTCACCGGGTTCATGAGCCAGATCGCGACCGGTTCGGAGACGGCCTTCGGCTGGATCAACGACAAACTGATCCCGGGGATCGGCGCGGTCTGGGACGTCCTGGCACACGGCCAGTTCGACGGGTCCAGCAAACTGTTCGGACTCGAGGAGGACTCCGGGGTCGTCGACTTCCTGTTCAAGATCGGCGAGTCCGCCCGGGCCGCGGGCGGCTGGATCACCGGCACGCTCATACCCGGCCTGCAGGGCGTCGCGTCGATCCTGTTCTCCGGCGACTACCAGGGGCCGGACAAGTTGTTCGGGCTTGAGGAGGACAGCGGCCTGGTCGATTTCCTGTTCCGGATCCGGGACGGGGCGATGGCCGCCGGGGAGTGGATCAACAACACGCTAATCCCGTCGGTCCAGGGGCTGGCGTCTCTGGTCTTCACGGGGGACGCGAGCAAGCCGATTCTGGGAATCAAGCCGGACTCGGCGCTCATGGGTTTCTTCGAGGGACTGAGGGACGCGGTCAGCAAGGCCGTGGACGCGGCCTTGAAGTTCTCCGGCTGGGTGATCGACAACAAGGGCGTGCTGTCGACTCTGGGGGTCACGATCGGCACGGTCGTGGCTTCGTTCTACGCCCTGAACACGGCGACCAAGACGATGGCGGCGATCCAGTCCGCCGGCAGTCTGCTGCAGTTCGTGGCCGGGCTGAACTCCATGAAGCGGGCCGTCGATCTGGCTAAGGGCGCGCAGGCGGCGTTCAACGTCGTGATGAACGCGAACCCGATTTTCCTGGTCGTGACCGCGATCGCCGCGGTGGCCGCCGGTCTGGCCTGGTTCTTCACCCAGACCGAGACGGGTAAGAAGGCGTGGGCGGGAATCACCGCTGAGTTCCGCAAGTTCCTGGACTGGATCGCGCCCTACTGGGACGCCACGATCAACGCGCTCGGTTCCACGTGGAACAAAGTCTGGGGCGCGGTCAGCGGGTTCTTCACGTCCTATGTCGTGCCGGTGATCTCCGGGGCGGTCTCCGTCCTGAGCACGGTCTGGTCGACTCTGTCCACCGCGGTCTCCACCGTGTGGAACGGGATCAAGGCCGTGATCAGCGGTGTGGTCGGCTGGATCTCCTCCTGGGTCGGTCCGGTCCTGTCCGGGGTCTGGACCGGGATTAAGGTCGGCGTGTGGATCCTGGCCACGGCGGTCGCGCTCTACTTCCAGGCGTGGAAGTTCGCGATCTCCACCGTAGTCGACTGGATCATGACGTACGTGGCTCCGGTCCTGTTGACCGTGTGGGAGGGGATCAAGGTCGGAGCCCGGGCCCTGTGGGCCGGGATCGTCTGGGTCTGGGACGGGATCAAGGCGGCCGCGTTCGTCGTGGTCGGCTGGTTCCAGACCTACGTGCAGCCCGTCCTGTCTCTCGTGTGGTCGGGGATCCAGGTCGGCGCGCAGTTGCTGTGGACCGCCATGCAGTGGGTCTGGTCGGGGATCCGCACGGCCGTGTCCCTGGTCGTGGCCTGGTTCCAGGCGTACGTGCTTCCCGTCCTGTCGCTGGTCTGGGACGGGATCAAGGCCGGAGCCCAGCTGTTGTGGACTGGGATCACGATGATCTGGAACGGGATCAAGTCGACCGTGCTCACGGTCGTCTCCTGGTTCCAGACCTACGTGTCGCCCACGATCTCCACGGTCTGGAACGGGATCAAGTCGAGCACCGACCTGTTGTGGGGCGGACTCAAGACCGTGTGGAACGGAATCAAGTCGACGATCAACTCGGTCGTCAATTGGTTCCAGAACACGGTCAAGCCGATTTTCGACACCGTGACCTCGAACATAAAGAGCGCGTTCGAGACCATGAAGTCCGGGATCCAGACCGTGTGGGACGGCGTGAAGTCGGTCGCCGCCAAACCAATCAACTTCATAATCAACACGGTCTACCGGGACGGGATCAAGAAGACGGCCGACTCTATCGCGGACAAGCTCGGGCTGGGGCTGCGGCTCCCGTCCGTCTCCGGGATCCCCGGGTACGCGTCCGGTGGCGTCCTGCCCGGTTACACGCCCGGGCGTGACGTCTATCACTTCTACAGCCCGGACGGCGGTGGGGCGCTGGCCCTGTCTGGTGGCGAGGGAATCATGCGACCCGAGTGGGTCCGCGCCGTCGGTGGCAAGGCGGCCGTGGACCGGATGAACGACGCCGCCACGCACGGCTCGGGCCGGTCGATCCCGGGCGGGGACCGCGGCACGAAGTTCGCGGCCTTCGCCAAGGGCGGCGTGTGGGACAAGATCAAAGGAACCGTGAGCAGCGGCTGGGACACGGCCACCAGCTGGATCTCCTCCGCGGCCGACGCCGTCTCTTCGATCATCTCCGACCCGCTCGGGGCGGTCGAGCACCTGATGCGTGCGCCGATGAACCTGGCCATGAAAGCCCTGCCCGGCTCGGCTTTCTTCCACGACATGGCGGGCGCGATCCCCGGTAAGTGGGTCGACAGCTTCGGCGAGTGGCTCAAGGGAAAGACCGCGAACATGGCGGCCAGCGGCATAGTCAACGCCGCGCGTAAAGCGATCGGCGCGACCTACGTGTGGGGCGGCTCTTCGATCCCGCCCGGCGTCGACTGTTCCGGCCTGGTCTACTGGGCGGCTCACCAGCTCGGCTCCCAGATCCCCCGTTTGACGGCCGCGGGCTACCAGGCGGGCTCCACGCCCGGTGGCTCCTACAACACGCCTGGCACGCTCTTGTTTTGGGGCGCTCCCGCTCACCACATAGCGATCGCCTCCGGTAACGGCATGATGGTCGAGGCTCCGACTTTCGGGATCCCGGTCCGTGAGGTCCCGATCTACGGGTCCCCGTCTACCGGCTTGTACAAGTTCGACGACGGCGGCTTCCTGCAGCCCGGGATCACGCCGGTCCTGAACGCGACGGGTAAGCCCGAGCCGGTCTTCACCGGCAGTCAGTGGGACAAGATCGACGAGCTCCTGACGCGCCAGAACAGCCCGTCCGAGTTGACGGTCGTGGACGTGGACGGTAAACTAGTCGGTAGGATGCGTGTGGAGGCCGAGCGCGTGGTTATCGCCGCCTCCAGCGACAACTGATAGGGGCGTGGTGGCTATAAAGGCTTGGATCGGTGAGGTCTCCGGATTGCCGTCCCTGCTTGTGGACGGACCCGGCCGGATAATGGCCGGGGACCGCCTCCTGGCCGTGGTCGGTCAGGGCCAGCGCCTCGTGGCTGACGCCCTGGCCGCCCCCGGCGTCCCGATCACGTACCGGATCGGCGCGGAGAGCGCCGAGCTCACCCGCCCCGTCGGCGACTGGTACGGCGTGCACGTCGCCAGCCGGGACGGCCGGTCGATCCCTGGCCTGGTCTACGTACATAACAGCGACCCGTTGGACTGGTCCGCCCAGGTGGCCCGCGTAGGTGGCGTGACCCGGTGGGCGCTGCGGGATGAGCCCGTGACCGGCGAGGGCGTCATCGTGTGCCCGCCCGCCTACGAGGCGTACATGTGGTGGCTGTTACAGTCCCACAACCCGATCACGCTGGTCCCCACCGCCCCCACGGACGGCGTGCCGCCCCGAACTGTCGTGGTCAACAGCGTCGCACGCAAGCGCCTGTGGGACCAGGACCTGCAGTTCACCGTGAAGTGGACCGAGTTCGAGCCCCAGGACAACCGGACCGGCCTCGGGGCCGTCCCGGTCACCACGTGGGGCGAGTGGTCCGACTACGGCGACAGCCACCCGGACGAGCCGGGCTGGCAGGCGTGGTCCGCGCTCGAAGTCGCCCGCCGCGTACAGGGGATGCCGTGAGACCCGGCCCCAGCACCGAGGTGCTCAAGGGAGTCGTCACCGTCGGGGCCCGGATCGACGTCCACCTGGGGCGAACCGTCGTCGCCCTGGACGTCCCGTGTGAGGACGTACAGATCGACTGGGCGTCCGACCGGATCGTCCCCGGGAAACTGACGTACACGTGCCCGTCCGGTTGGGTGCCCGAGTCCCCCGCGGCCGCCCTGAACAACTACGGGCAGCGCAGTCACGTGCTCATGGTTCTCGAGACCCCGACCGGCCGCGACTCGGTCGACCTGGGCTGGTGGCAGCACCAGACGTGGGAGGAGGACGCCTCCGGGAAGGTCAAAGTCGAGGCCCTGGACCTCATGCAGCTGCTTGAGCAGGACCCGATGGCCTGGCCGTCGTCCCCACCCAGCGGAGCGACCGTCCTGACCGAGGCACAGCGCCTGGCTGGGGCTCTGCCCGTGGTCCTGGACCCGGGGACCCCGAACCCGCCGGTCAGTCCCTCCACTCAGTGGGGTCACAGCCGGTCCGAGGCGATCCGGGACCTGTGCGTGGCCCGGGGCCTAAACTGGGCGGTGAAGGCCGACGGCCAGCTCCACCTGTGGAAGCAGACCGACGCCCGCGAGCCGGTGGCCCGCTACACGGGTCGTGACCTGTTGGTGGAGGCGCCCCGCAAGAGCGTGGACCGCCGCCCGAACCGATGGGTGTCCGTCGGCTCCCCCCAACAGGAGGACGATAAGAAGCCCGCCGTCCGCTGGACCGGTACCGCGCTGAACACGTCCTGGCCGTATGAGCCGTCCGTGTACGGGTGGGTCACGGATCGGCGCGAGTTCAACGCCGCGTCCTCCGCCGCGGCCGTAAGGCAGGCCGCGAACACGAACATGCTCACGGCGCTGTCGGCCGCCTCGAAGCGGTCGCTCGAGATCGTCCCGGACCCGCGGCTCGAGGTCGGCGACGTGATCGCCGTACACACGGGTGTGGACGAGATCATCGTGGGCAAGATCGTCGCCTACAGCCTGCCGGTGGACAAGCCGGGCGGGCTGATGCGTGTGGATGTGGAGGAGCTGGCATGGTGAACCCGAACCTGTGGATCGACCGCAAGCCGTCCCCAGCCACGGCGGTCGCCTCCCAGCAGGCGTCGTACGGTAGCGGCTCGCAGGCGGGTACGTGGACCACGGGCCGTGTCCTGGAAGTCCTGGACGGCGGACTGGTCCGCGTGGAACTGCCGGCTGACGACCCGGCCAGCGAGGTCGTAGCCCCGGCTGACGGCGGCGTGACCGCGGTCGGTGCGGAGTGCACGTGCCTGCAGTCTGGTGACGGCCGTGTCTACCAGGTGGTGGCACCGGTGGCTCTGCCTGAGGGGGCTGCAGCCCGCCCAACCGGTCTGACGGGCCGGTACGCGCTCGAGGCCGCGGGGACGCGTGCCGAGCTGGACGCGACGAAGAAGGAGATCGAGGCCGCCCAGAAGCGCCTGAATCAGGAGGTCCAGGCCGCGAAGGACGCCGCGACCACCTCCGGTGAGGCGGCCGCGAACGCCCTGAAGCGAGCGATCGGTCGCGTGACGGTCGCTGCTACCGCCCCGGACTCCCCCGTGGACGGGGACGTGTGGGTGGTGACTGGTGCGAACAAGCAAGCCACCGGGATCAAGGTCTGGAACGCCGCGGACAAGGCGTGGCAGGACCACACGCTGGTGGCTGGGCGCGTCCTGGTCCCGGGCTCGGTGGGCTCGGTCCAACTAGCTGACGGCGCGGTCACCGCGTCGAAAGTCGTCGCCTCGAACGAGTTGTGGGCGAAGCTCGCGACCTTCGCGAAAGTCACGACCGCCATGCTCGAGGCCGGGCAGGCGAGGATCACGGGCGAGCTCCTGGCCGACACGATCCGGCTATCCACGCGGATCGTGGCCGGTGACCCGTCTGGGGACGCCGCGATCATGGACTCCACGGGCCTCCACGTGGTAAAGGCCGTCGGGAACCAGCCCACGGAGGTCGTCACGCTCGGTACCGCCGGTGCGGACTTCCTGTCGATCACTGGCACGGACGGCCTGGCTAAGGCCACGATCACCGGCGACGGCGTCGTGTCCGCTCAGTCCCTGTCCGTGGCCGACCGACTGACCTGGCGCGGCGCGGACCTGGCTGAGACCCTGGCCGCCCTGCCCCGCGGCGTGGTCGCCCATGGATCCGTGTGGCCGTGGCCGGGGAACAACCGCCACCAGGTTGGCGTGACCGACTCCGTGTTCGAGCTCGTTTTCGACGCCGAGGCCGGACGCGCGTACCGAGCCGAGGCCGTGGTCCCGTGGTTCTCGAACAAGCCGAACGCCATGCTCGAGTTCTGGCTGCGCTACGCGACCGTGGACGGCGGGAAGCACCAGACCGAGCACCGGTTCCGCGCCACCTCGGACAACGTGCGACAGATCCAGACCAGTCAGGCCGTCTTCCCCGTATGGACGCCCCCGGAGTCCGGTACGTACCGGTTGCTGTTCCTCGTGGCCTCCACCTACGGATCCGAGGGCGTGACTCTGACCGTGGAGGACAAGAGTTTGCCCCAGCCGTACGCCCTGGTGCAGGACCTGGGGCGCGCGGTGGAGCCGACTCTGCAGGCGAACAAGTCCGTCTCGCTGGGCGTGACCAAGCCCGTGGAGCAGCCCAAGCCGAAGCAGAACTACACGAAGCAGTTCCGCTCCAACTGGTGGCGCGCCTACTCCAACGGCTCACCCGACTCGGCCTGGCCGGACACCATGCCACAGGGCCGCTACGCCAGTTGGAACTACAGCAGCCTGATCGGCTTCCCGGACATGACCGGGGACCTGCGCGGCGCGACGATCACGGGCATGCGAGTCTACGCGTACGCGCGCCACTGGTACGGGCAGACCGGCGTCGCCTCCATCGGCGTGCACCCGTACGCCTCCGCGCCCGGGTCGTTCAACCCCAACGGCGCGTGGCGCTGGCACGAGGCTGGCGGCTGGGGCCGTGGCGAGGGCCGGTGGGTGAGCGTCCCCAGAAACCTCTGGCCGGGGTTCAAGGACGGCACGTACCGCGGCATCTCTTTCGAGGGGGTCGGGAACGCGTCGTACGGCTACTGGTCCCACGACCTGGTGATCGAAGTCTCTTACACGAAGTAACAAGGAGGACACGTGCCCATGACTCACTGGAAGGGAGTCCCGGTCCCGGAGGCCGGAGACGACCTGTTGTCCGCGTGGCCCGCCGCCCTGGACGCCGCGGGGATCGTCTTCCCCGCCCAGTCCGTGGCCGCTGGTCGGGAGATTCTGTCGAAGGCGGAGGCCGCCGGTCACCCGCCCACGGCCGCGCACCCCGCTTACCTGGACGTCGGCGGCGTCCTGTACCGATCGGACGGTTCGAAGAACGGCAACACGTGGATCCTGCGACCGATCAACGAGGTCCAGGCCGTGGAGGCCAGCGTCCCGATCAACAACACGCTCAAGCTCGGGAACGGCCAGTACTCGGGAGCCGCCCAGGTCGATCTGGGAGTCCGCCCGTACGACCGGATCGTCCAGGTCTCTTTCACCGTCTGGGGGCGCGTCGCAGCTGGCGACATAGACGCGACCGTGCTCCTCCTGGACCGCCCCTACCGAGCTCGCTTCCCTAACGACTCCACCGGCGCTACCGTCACGGTGACCGGGATCCGCGTGGTCCCCGCCGGTCAGGACCCGAAGATTCGCTGCGGATTCACCGGAGCGTACGGAACAGGCGGAACTTTCTCTATCAGCGGAGACTCCGCCTACTCCACCCTGTTCGCACTAGCCCACCCAAGGAGCATGGCCTGATGGCAAACCCCGGACTCATGGACACGTCGGAGCGCGGCCTGCGCTTTATGGACGAGACGGACTTCGTCGGCCTGGCTGAGCGGGTCTCAGCCGAGAACAGCCGACGCGAGTACCTGCGTGACTGCAAGAAGGAGGTCGACGCCCGGATCGACGCCTACGAGGCGTCGGTCTCGCACGAGGCGAAGGACCTCAAGGGCCTGCAGCCCGGTGCCATGGTCGGCCCCGGCGAGCGGATCACCGTCAACGGCAAGACCTACAAGAACGTGGCGCGGGCGTGGCTCAACCCGTTCAAGGCCGGACCGGTCAACTTCGCCGCTGGCTGGGAGGAGCAGCAGGGAGGAGTCGCGTGAGCGTCGGGACAGTCACCGCGCAGATCGCGCGGGAAATCTGCGACAACCAGCCGGTGGGCTACAGCCAGGGCGAGGACCGACGCAGTTGGTACGCCGCCGCTGACGCCTACGGGCGGGTCTCCAGTCCGCAGAGCGCGGACTGTTCGAGTCTGGCCGCCGGGTCGATCTCCTACGGCCTCCACCACACGTACGGCGTCCCATGGGGCCACCAGGCGCTCCTCGAGCCGAACGATTTCTGGACCGGGAACCTCCGGGCCGGTATGGAGGCCCGGGGCTTCGAGGAGGTCCCGTGGGCCGACGAGAACCTGACGCCGGACGGCGGCTTCCAGGTCGGCGACATCGTCCTATCGGCTGGTAACGAGGGCGGCGTGGGTCACGTGATCGTGATCGTTGAGAACGGCTACGATCCGCTAGAGTCCGAGGCCTGGATCGCCGAGACCGGTGACATATACGGCGAGCGCGGCGACCAGACCGGCCAGGAGACCCGGACCGCCCGGTACAGCGGGCACCCGTACACGTTACGTGGCGCGTGGACCTCCTGCCACCGGTTCAACGAGGCGAAGTTCTTCCAGCAGTGGCCCGAGTTCGCGAAGTCCAAGCCCGCGGGATCCCCGACCCCGGCGATCACGAGCTCGGAGCCCAAGCACGCACACGGGATCGACGTGTCGTCCCACCAGGGCGGCCTGAACCTGCGGGCGATCTGGGCCGACTTCGTGATCGTGAAGATCACGGAGGGGACCGGCTACGAGAACCCGTTCTGGCGGCAGCAGGCGGAGGCGACTCTGGCCGCGGGTAAGCGACTCGGCTTCTACCACTTCGCGAACGACGAGGACGCGGCCGCTCAGGCCCGTTACTTCCTGGACCGGGCGAAGTCGTACGTCGGCCGCGCGACTTTCTGGTTGGACTGGGAGGCCGACGCCGTCGGACTCGGTCCTGGCCCTGCGCTGGCGTTCCTAAACCAGGTCGCTGCAGAGACCGGCACCACGCCGGGCTTCTACACCTACCAGAACGTGCTGAACTCCTACGACTGGTCCGCGGTTGCCGCCCGCTACCCGCTGTGGGTGGCCGGTGGCCCGGAGTACAGCGACTACGGCCGCGCCTACTCAGACCCGGCCGTCCCGTCCGTCCCGTACTGGGGGTCTGGCGCCCTGATTCACCAGTACACGGAGGACGGCAGACTGCCCGGCTACTCCGGCACGCTGGACCTGAACCGACTGCGCGACCGGTCCGCGTGGGACGCCATGCGGGGCGGAGGATCGACGGGCTTCCGCCCGGCCCCCGCTGCAGCCACCCCGTCGGTCAGCCCGTACACGGGGAAGAAGAACAAGTCCGACGGCCAAGCCGAGCTCGTGTGTAACGGGAACTTCGGTATGGCGACGATCGGGCGGCTCCAGCAGGTCATGGGGACCACGATTGACGGCGTCCTGGACGAGGACGGCTCCCCCGCGATTGAGCGGCTCCAGCGGTTCCTGAACTCCGCGGTCCCGACCGACACGCAGGAGGCGCTGAACGACGCCCCGCGCCTGGACGAGGACGGCGTCCTCGGACCGGACACGTGGAGGACGCTGCAGTACCTGATCATCGCCTGGCACCGCGAGTACCTGCCGGCCGGTTGGGACTACGCGGACTGGGTGGACGGGGAGCCCGGCCCCGCCACGATCGGAGCGCTGCAGCGCGCCCTGAACAACTCCCGCACAAACTCCGGTCGCCTATGGTGACCGGCAACAGAAAGGAAAACGGATGAAGTCACTGGTTTCGGACCCCTTCGTCACCACCGTCGTCCTGGGCGTCCTGTGGCCCCTGGTGCAGGCCGCCCTGGACCGCCCCTGGTGGACCCCCGCCCGCCGCGTGGCTCTCGTGATCGGGGCCGCCGTGGTCCTGACCGCGGGCGCGTGGGCCCTGTCCGCCTACCCGCTGCAGGTCGAGGTACTGGCCGCCCAGGTCGCGAAGTTCCTGGGCTTCGCGTGGGTCGCCTATCAGTTCCTGTCCCGTGTCCGGATCGGGGGCGTCTCGCTCCTGAACTGGGCGGGGATCGTCACCCCCGGGGGTGAGACCCGGGAGACCTACCAGCCGCGCCACGAGGCCGACTGACGTGGAGCTCCTGCAGGCTGTGCCTGTTCACGCCCAGCCACCCCTCGTGGAGGTCTTCACCTCCCGCGAGGTGGTGGCTGGGCTCATGGCCCTAGTCGTGGGTCTGCTGTCGCTCGGGAACCTGGTGCTGCGCTGGTCCCGGTCGTGGATCCAGTCCCGGATCGACGCCCTCCACGACCAGGTCGTCCGCGTGGGGGACCGGGCCGAGGGGGCGAAGGAGGCAGCCACCCGAGCGGTGGAGGCCACGACGAACTCCCACGGCACGCATATACGGGACGACATGGACGAGATCCGGGAGGACGTACGCGCGATCCAGCGGACTCTGACCACGGTCCTGGACCGCATGGACGTGGCCGAGTCGAACCGGATCGAGGAGCGCAGCGAGCGCGAGCGCCGGGACCAGCGCGCGGAGGACCAGATCGACGGCCTACGCGACGACATACGGGCGATCACGGCGAACTCGGACCGGACTCACGCCCGTCTTGATGAGCGGATTGCGGCGCTCGAGTCGCACCGGCTGGCGCAAGCAGCCGGTTGATACGGAAAGACCCCGGGGGAGAACCCCGGGGTCTAACCGTCTCTCAGTCCAGTTCGTTCAGTCCCTCCCAGATCGCGAGCGCGCCCTGCGCGGGGGCGACGCCGTTGCCTAGCAGGCGCCGCTGCGCGGCGGTGCTCAGCCCGAGTCCGGTTATGTAGCCGGTCGGGAGCCCCATGAGGTGTTCCATGACCATGAGCGTGCCCTCGCCGCAGAGCTGGTAGAGGCTCCGCCCATGGCCGTTTCCGTTACCGTGTCGCTCCCGCATGGCTTCGGTCCAGTCACGCCACTCCTGTGCGGTCCGCCCCCAGCCCATGTCGACCACGGTCGGAGTCGGCCATGCCGGCTCCACCGGTTGTCTGTACACGGGCTCGCAGTAGCCCAGGAAGTGGACGCCGGGGCGCTTAGCGACCACGAAGACTCGCTCGCGCTTGTGTGGGAGCCCGGCGTCGCACGCGCGCCTGGTTACCCAGGCGGTCTCGAAACCGGCGTCGTGGAACTGGGCGTCGACGACGTCCTGGTACCGCAGGAGCCTCGGGACGTTTTCCACGATCACCAGGTCGGGGTACGCGGCGCGAACCACGGCCATACACGTGTGGAACAGGCCACTACGCTCCCCGTCCAGCCCGGCTTGCTTCCCGGCGACGGACAGGTCCTGACACGGGAAGCCGAACGTGACGATCGGGGCCTTGAGGTTCAGCAGCTCCGGGTCCCGTACGTCTTTAAACACGTCCACCCGCGGGTTGTGGGCCTGCAGGACCTGTTGGGCGGGGCCGTAGTTGTCACAGTAGGCGCCCACGTAGGAGGTCGGCAGGACTCGCTGCAGGGCGAGCTCGAGACCACCATAGCCGCTACACAGGGACAGGACCGCGTGCCCGCCGGTCGCTAACCAGTTCATCAGCCCAGCGCCTTCGCGGCTCGGTAGAGCAGGTCCCACGTGTTCGAGGCGTGAGCGATCGCGGCCGCGTACCGGTCCTGCCACCGCGGCAACTGGTGGGGGTGCAGGGTGCGCGAGACCCCGGGATCCGCGGCGGTGGGGACGGCGAACCACGGACGCAGGACGGTCTCCTCCATGTAGTCGTCGGACCCGCGGTCCTGGGCGGACTGAGGCGCCCGCTCCACGACGGCGGCGGTGAACCCGCCCAGGTCGAACCAGGTCTTGGGCTCCCCGTTGGTCCTGGTGGCGAGCGCGCGGCCCGCGCGCGGGTGGGGCTCCCCGCTGGGGAGAATCGTGTCCTCGGGCAGGACGGCGGGCTTGTGGTCCAGGTCCGCGTTAACGACCCGGTAGCGCCCGGGGGAGTCGGTGAAATCGAGTCTGTAGACGGTCATCGTGTCTCCTGTTTGAGTCGCAGTCGCCGGTTCATGGCGGCTTTGGTGGTTCGGTCTCTCTCGGCCAGTCGGACCTCGGCCGACAGGTAGGCGTTCTCCACGTGGTGGACGCGGAACGGGCTGCAGCCCACCACGACGTAGGCCAGTTGATCGGCGAGCTCCACGAGGTCCTCCCCGGCCAGGAGTTTTTGTTGGGCCAGCGGCGTGTCTGGCATGCAGGCCCACGTGTATAGGAAGTGGCCGGGGTGGTCGTCGTCTGGCGTGAGCTTCCGCCGGATCCCGAAAGTCAGTCGTTTTGCCATGTACAAAGTTTATCACGCGGAGATCGTCGCTCACAATCCCCGCGTGATAAACTGGACAGCCGGTCAGCCGCGCGCTCGGTCCAGGACCGCCTGCGAGTAACGAGCCGGCAGACAGAAGTAACGCATGCGCCTGGTCGACCCCTGGATCACGTGGAACTGGTCCGACGCCCCTAGCGCCTGAGCCTGTTGCTCCAGTGCCGAGGAGGTCTCCGTGCGCTCCGAGACCCCGCGCCCCGCCTCCCGACGCCACGCGTCAGCCAACAACGACGTGGACACCCACACGCGCGTGCCCCCCGATCCGTCCAGGCCCTCAGGGCCGAACTCCTGAACGAAGACCGGCGTGTCGACGCCAGAGAACCGCCCCGTAGACTCCGACGCCCCGGGAGCGGTCGGGAAGCCCCAAGCCCGCAGCGCCCACGGCACGAGTTTCAGAGTCAGCGAGTTGTCCCGATCCAGGTGGCCCGCCAGCTGCGCCTTCACCCACGCGTCCACGCGCTGGGCGTGCTCGCCCGTCCCCTCCCACGGGGTCGGGTCCACGGCCACCAGTTCGTCCAGCAGGCGCGCCCCAGCCCGGATCACCGCCATACGGTCCCCGAACCGACCGCGCAGGTCCCGACGCATCTCTCGTAGGCAGTCCACGATCACGCCCCGGTGAGTCAGAGCCACCTGCAGCAGGTGGCCGGACAGGACCGCCAGACCGCCCTGTGCGCGCGGGTACCTGCCCATGAGGTCGACGACGTCGTCCCACTGCGGGTAGTCGCCGTGTAGCGACCGGCGCCCCTTCGGGCTCTTCACGTCCAGCACGTAGGAGCGGTCCGCGAGCGCTTTCTGCGACCTCAGTCCCAGCGACTCGCCCGAGATCAGGACCGGGGCGACGACTTTCACCGCCGTCACGCTCGTGTTGTCTGCGCCCATCTTCGCCACGACGCCCGAGGTCGTCGAGGCCCGCAGCAGCTCCCCGTAGGCGTCCAGGTCGTCCATGTCGTCCACCCACACGATCCCGCTCGAGTTCGCGCTCATGGAATCACGCAGGACCGCCCGCGTGGGGGCGGTCTGGCCGCGCACGTTCCCGTTCAACTGGACCATGAGATCGAAGAAGCCCGTGGTCTTACCCGACTCGGCCGTGGCCTCCAGTCCCATGAACGGGAACAGGCTGGCCTCCGACTGGATCTGGGGGCGCAGGAAGCAAGCGGCCCACCAGGCGCCGAACACGGAGGCCGTCTCCGGCTCCTGGAAGGTCAGGACCTCGCGCAGGACCCGCCGGGCCTCCTCCAGGTCGGCGCTGCGGCCGTACCGGTGAGTGAACAGGTTGCGCGCGCCCAGCGAGGGCGCTAGCGAGACGCCCGAGTCGCGCAGGTCTTCCACGGTCGCCCCCGTCATGACGCAGTCCGGGGTGATGAACCCACCGAGCTGGTCGTCCCAGCCCAGGTGGTTCACGACGCGTGTCTCGCGTGGGGCCTGTGCGTCCAGGTAGCGCAGCAGCCGCTCCCCCAGAGCCATGGGCGGGTACGCGTTGGGCGGGGCGACGGCGCTGGCCCCGAACCCGGTCAACCACTTGCGTGTGGCCCGGTCGTCCCCGAACTGGGTGGCTGGGACCACGGTGGTGACGGACCGGCCGTCGCGCAGGACTTCCACGTGCATGGATCGCACGCCCGCGTCGTCCGTGGAGACTCCCAGCGCGCGCAGGTCGAAGTTCCCGTAGTCGGCCTGTTCGAGCACGTTCCCGGTCGGCGTGTTCACACGGACCTGGCACGTGAGGTGGACGCCGTCCCCGGCGAGCCAGCCCGTGTCGGCGCTGACTCCCTCGGCGGGCGCGTGGTTCGTCTGGTCCGTGTTCCACACGGATTCGGCGGTCCGTTCGACCTCGCGGGCGGGCAGCGGATCCGGCAGGTTCGCGGCGATCGATCGGACCAGCGCGAAGTAGCCAGGTTCGTCGTGCCGGTGGACGCGGGCCAGGTGACCGCACAGGCGGGTAAGCCAGTCGTTACGGCCGCCCTCAGCGGGCATGGCGCCGAGCAGTTCGTGCAGGCGCCTGGGGGCGGAGTCGGCGACCTGCTGGCTGTTGTCGACGGCCAGGCGCAGACCGCCCCGCCCGCGGGG